TGACGTGATAAATTTTATCTTCTTTTGTCATTGATGAAAATTTAAACACACTTCCATAAATTTCATTTTGAAGTTCGGAGATTTCTTCCATCTCCGCACGAACGAATTCGGAATTGAAAAAACTCATCGATTTCCTAGAATTATTTTTTTTAAAATCTTTTTATAACCGAATACATCTATATGTATAAAAGGAGAGTATTTCCGAATTTTCAAACTTACAGTTTCCCATACAGGATCCTCTAGTTTTTTATCAAACTTTTTCCCATACAAAAATATTCGATCGTAGATAATCATTGTCTCAATACTGATCTTTCCACCCAGAAACATCTTCAATAAGATTGGATGAGATTTAGAACAGTTAAAGACATCTTCAAATTTATGATCACCAAACAATTTTTCTGATTCCTCTTTAAAAAAATAACTTAAAGATTGAATTCTTTTCTGCCATTCTTTATAATGAGTATCTCCATCATGAATAATGCTACCAATCCATAAACTTGAAGGATCGTCTGTATGGGCAAAGTTTGCAACAAAAAAATCTATTACTTCTTGGTCTGTTTTGTTTCTTGACAATTTTTCAAAGAAAAATCTATCTCTTCTTTTGTAGAAGGATTGTAAATTTGCTCTTACTTTCCCTTGATATTTGAAGTAATCGTATGTATCTTTGGTAAAATGATTTTTTAGAGAAAGATATATTTTATAAGTATCAAAAGGTTCCATTCAAAAAACTAATTTAGCACGGGAAGTTTTTTTGAGAAAGTTGAGTTCTGTTGCCTCGTATTTGAGTTTTTCTTTTAGAGGTTTTGAAATCAATTTTGGTACTGATTCAACATCAATATTATTATTCTCACAAAAATGAATAATAGCATCGATATAGTTCATATCCTCATTGATTTGTACCAAAGATTCAATTTCTTGAGCAAACTTTGTAGGACAATAGAATTTGCTCTCTAGTACTTTTTCTAATTCATCTTTCATCTGACCCAGTATTGTGAAGTACAAATTCTTTAATATAACGAACTAACAACTTAATATACTCGTCTTTGTTTCTTTTGTCAAATACTTTAACCTCTCCTGCAGGAGTTACCATCAGAGTAATCAGTTTAACTGGTGGAATTTCAGTAAGTTCGTAATATGCAGCAGCATAAAACATTTCTTGAACGAAATAGTTTTCCAACCACTTTTCTGGTTTAATTTTATCTGATGTCTTAAAGTCTATAACTGCCAATTCTCCTTCATATTCGGCAATACAATCGGTTCTACCTGCAAGACCAAGATATTTGGAATAAAGAGTTCTTTCAATCGCATGAATATTATTTATCTTATCGAGTTCTGGTTTTAGGTGATAAAACATGAACTTTGATAGTGGTTGATAATTTTCCCAGACAAGTTCTTTATTTTCCAGATAATCCTGACAAACTTGGTGAAAGTCAGTACCTCTTGATGTTGCTCTTTTTGTAATCCGATTTGCTTCTTCAAGACCAACACGCTTTCGCCAATTAATAAAGATTTGGCGATTGTAGAAAGAAGTTACCGAAGTAATAGAAGGCACCCATTGACCATCTGGAAGATGGTATAGGCGCATTCCGTTTGTTTCTTTCTTTTCTAATTCAAGATCACCCAAATAATTATGATGAATAAAACTCATTTTGTATTATAATCCAAGTTGATGTTTTGCAATTAAATATTCCTTTACCAATCCACTACGACATACATCATCAATTTCAAATTCGACAATATCAAATGATGGCATCGCTCTCAAAATTTTCATAAAATCAATAATGCCATTCTTTTCGTTAGTTTTTATCAAATCACTTTGAGTTGCATCACCACAGAATATAATTTTTGAATTTTCACCAATACGAGTGATGATAGAATCGCTCTCATGGAAATTTAAATTTTGAAATTCATCTACAATTACTATTGCATTATCTAGAGTAGTTCCACGAATAAAAGAGGTACTCCAAAAACTAATTGTTCCTTGAGTTTTAAGATTTCCATAGAGCATTTCAAAGGATGCATCATCTTGCATTTCAAACATATACTTTACCATATTCTTATATGGAATTTGGTAAAGTGAAGATTTATCTTCATGATCACCAGGAAGAAAACCAATTTCACGAGTAGCAACAAGAGATCTTACAATATAAATCTTTTCATAAGGAGTGCGTTCATCCAAAACATCTTTTAATGCATTATAAAGTGCAATAAATGTATTATGTGTAATGATATAATCGTCAGTAATATATAAATGATCTTCATCATCTATCATAATGCACTGTGCTTCATCTTCACCAATATAATTTACACTTTTAATTTTTCTCCTATATTGTAATTCGTCATATGTCTCACGACAAAGATCTTTTTTTCTTTGTAGTGAAAATAATTCCTTTGGATTTCTTAATGTAATACAAAGATTATAACATCTTCTGCCAATTTTTTTATCGCCATCATAAGTATATGAAGGAATTTTGGAAGATATTTTACAAATCCCTCCTAGAGACCATATAATTTCTTGAACCTGTTTTGCTAAAATTTCACTTGTCGTAGATAAAGAAACTGTTCCATTTCTTTTATCTACAGTCCCATCAGTATCCAATAATCCTTTTAGGAGATTGAATTTTTGTTCTGTTCCGGAATTTAAATATATTGGTGGAATAGTTTTCTCGTAAGACTTTTTACCTTGAAGATTAAGTTCCACTAAAATTTTGGTAATTCTATTAAATTTATTTTTACGAGACAAACTATCGACAAAATTATAGTCATATTGAGAAGATTTGCAATGTTTTATATCATATTCTTCTCCAATAATTTCTTGCAATTTGCCAATCAATTCAATGTCTTTTGATGTTATTTTTGGAGTTGCTGTAGTTAAACAACCATCACCAATTAAACATCCAAGAAGATAAGGATCTAAAGGTAAATCGGCAGCATTTGTTTTAGTAGGTTCAATTAAATCGATCGAAATATTTGTTGAGGATTTTTTGATTTCCTTTTCTCTCAAAAAATCAATAATATATTGAGTATTAACTACTTTTTTACTTCCTTTTTTTCTTCTATTCCAATCACTTGGTTCATTAATTTCCCAGAGATGTTCCAAGCAACATCTGGTTTTAGATCCATCATGAAAAACAATTTCATAAATATGTTTTTTTCCTTGTGGAAAAATTCCATTAACTTTTGAGGTTTTTCCTTTCGGGGTTAGTACATCATCCCCAATTTTAATTTCCCCCATAAATTTCCATCCATGGGGAGTTAAAACCTTGGAATATAAAGGTTGCGCTTTTCCTGTTCCCGCACATCCATAAGCAACAATATTTTGGTTAGACTTATAATACTTGAAAAATAGTTCTTGATTATCATTAAGAGGTTCAATATCTTTCATAAGATCAATATTGATTGGTTTCTTTCTTTTAGATTGTCTTACAGACAAACCTCCTCCATTTTGTTGATTGTTGGAGGATACTCTTTTTTTTATTGCCATAGTTTTTAGATTGGTTTTACTTTTGATCCAGGAACTTTTGATGCACGATGCAATACATCGTTCCATCCAGGCTTACTTTTTACCAGATGGTCCATCCATTCTCCTTGTTCTGCGGATGATGCGCATCCTTCAGACCAATCACGTTTCCATTCGGAATTATCTTTATACCATTGAGTAATCTCATGAACACTCATTTCAATTACTTTGGTTTCCCCAGTCTCTTTATGTATAATCGGATAAATTGCCAATTTTTAATTCTCCATTTTGTATAATTTTATTTAGTCTAGAGTAATAGCAGATTGATAACCACAATCAGGACAATCATCAGATCTGACCCATTCTAGCGCCTCTGCAACGTCTGGATACTCGCAGCAGAATAGACACCTAATCGCCTCTGCAACGTCTCTGTGCTCCTTCTGGGTGCCACTGGTGGTGCGTAACTGTAGGTAATGAATCCAAGACCTCACAGACCCCTTCATGTAGATTCTAGTAGGAGTAGCAAGCGGAAGAACAAATCTTGCACTTTCCTTTGCAACGCCACGCTCAAGAAGATCATCATAAAGTCTTTGAGATGCATCAAAATGTTGTCGAATTTTATCTTGCATTCCAAGTTTCACATAATCACCAAAATCATCAATTGAATTTTGTCTATTTTTTACATCTTGACGACGAAGATCTGGTGGAATTGCTTTATCCAAAAGTTTTGTGTCTGCATATCTTTGCGAAAACTCTTGAAATGTGAAACTTCTATGACGAAGAATTTGAGCAGCAATACCCCTTGTAGTATTAATTTCCACACTCATATCTGCTTGTTCAAAAATACTCCAATGATGTTCTTTAATACAATAACGAAGTAGTCCAGCAGATGTATTAAAATTGAGTTGATTATTTGGATTGCTTACACGAGCACAATAAGAAATGAC